TCCTGCTTTTCTTCTTCTTCCTTTCCTTTCTCGTCTGTCTCTTCCTTGTCTTTCATCTCATCTTCTTTTTTCCGCGCGGCATCACGGTCGGCGTACATCTTGTCCAGCAACGCCTGCTGACGGCTTTCAGAATCTCTGATTTCTTTTTCTCTTGCCTGCTTGTCCCTCTGCATCTCGTCAATGTATCCGCCAGCCATGCCCCTGACTTCCTCCTGCACTCGCTGCTTGAATCCTTTGACCTCTGGTGCTTTGACTTTGTCGATCTCCTTGTTGTAGGCATCAGCAAACGTCGCCCCTAACGACTGGCCATTTCCGTCGCCCTTAATTTTAGCCCACGTCTCTTTGAACACTGCAACAATACCGGCACCCATACCCTTTGCGAATGCACCGACCCGATTGAACACGAACTTGGCATAGTCCAGTATGGCCTTGAAGATCCCGATCCATGCGCCGAGAATTGCTAGGAACCCAACAACCCAAAGATCGATGCCTGTCAGGATCACGTTTTTGATTTTCAGCCAGATAGCAAACACGTACTCTTTCATGAACGCAAAGGTCGCCTCCCAGTTCTGGCTTAACAGGTTCACAAAATCAATGACGTCTCTAACCCATTGGGCAAACGCTTCGACGGCACTCAGCAGGAAGTCACCAAAGGTCGTTCCGAAAAATGTGCCAAACAAGTCGTCCATGAAACTAATCATGGCGTTCCATGCGTTCTTAATCATTTCGACCAGACCGACGAACAGAGTGACGAACCCCTCAAAAACATTTGTCACTATCTCGACCATGTCCTGCCACATAGTCCTGCCGGTTTGTGTAGTGTCTCCCCATACTCCCAGAATAGTGTCGACGACCTGCTGGAAAAAGCCTACTAGTGAATTCCATACACCTACGACGGCGTCAATCGCTGGCTGCATGGTCTCCATAAAGGACGTCCAGAGGTCGACAGCTTTTTGTTTTATCTGCTCGAACACCTCGCCAGCTTTTGCTGCCAGATCTGAAAATGGCTTTGCCCACTCCGCGCCCTCGCTTACGGCGTCACGAATAAAAAAGAACAGCGTGATGGCTGCCGTCAGTAGCAAGACGAACGGGTTCGTGGCTGCAATCACTTTCAGGGCAAGGCCGACGCCCTTGATGGCCGCCGTTAATATCACCAGTGACTTCGATAACGTGAAGGCGATCACAGCCGCCTTGATGATTTTAGGAATGACATCACCGAACCGTTCGCTGAGCCTCGCCATAAATTGCACAGCTTTAACGATCGGTGTGATCAATGCAACGAATGACTGCAACAGCGGCCCGAGGATCGCAATGGCGACGTCGCCCATCCGTGCCTTCAATACTCCCAGCTGCTGCGACAGTGACGCCCACTTCTTCTGTGCTAATTCTGATGTGGCTCCAGATGACTCTGCAAGTGCGTCTCCATATTTTTCGACCGCAGCTGTTTGGCCGATTAACAGATTAACGCCATCGGCGGTTTGCTTGTTGATACCTAACGCCATCAGTTGAGCTTTCCTCTGCTCTGGGTTCAGTGCCCCGTACTCTTCCGTCAATCCTTTGACGATCTCTGACAAGCTCTTAAAGTTTCCAACTGAATCGAAGACGATGTCATTTAGTGGTGTGTTCGCAAACTTAGCCGCAGATTTTTGTAGCCCGTCAATGGTCGACGCAGCAAGCGTACCAGCCTCTGAACCTTTTCGACCTTGATCTGCGAAGATCATCAACATCATCGTCAGATCTTCAACGGGAACCTTTGCGTTCTTGGCAGCTGGGCCAGCCTTCATCAGCATGGCTTCGCCTAATTGCTGCACGCTTGTGTTCGCTGTCACGCTGGCGGTCGACAATAAGTCCGCCACGTGTGTCATGTTTTTCATGTGGGTGGCGGTGTCATCGCTTTGCATACCCAACGCACTGACGGCATCGGTAAGAATGTCTGACGCTGTGGCTGCGTCGAATGCGCCAGCACCTGCGAACTGCATGACGAGCGGCAAGGCTTCCATTGACTTCTCTGCATCGTAACCTGCCAGCGCCAAATACCCGATGGCGTCCGCTGCCGCTGCTGCCCCCTGACCTGATTCGACACCCCAGTCTCTGGCCAGCATGGACATCTTCTCCATGTGTGCCTCAGCGTCTGGCATCGCTGCCGTAGCCTTGATGAGACTGTCTTCAAATTTCAGTGCAGCTCCAGCCCCCCCCATGATCGCCGCACCGATGCCCATCACTCCCATCATGGCGCCCATCTCTTTGGCCATGCGTCCGAAACTTCCAATGAGTCCAGTGTTGGCTGCCGAGATAGCTGTAGCACTAGCCACTCCCGTTTTACCCATCGCACCTAACGCTGCGGTGTTAGCGTGAACGGCAGGCAGGAAGCGGCCATTGGCGTCACGCATGCGACCCATCGAAGACTGCATCATCGTCTGGGCACCAGCCAGATCAGTCGACAGCTGCGCCATGTTTGCCCGTACGGTAACAAATGCTTCTGCGACTTTTGTAGCCATTGCCTATTCCTTCGAGTTTACGTGCGCGGAATTAGCCCCATGTTCTGCGCTTCGTCCATCGTAACCTTTTGCCGTCCGCCTAGATCCCGACGCTCCGAGACCAGCATGCGGATCTGGTAGTATGTCAGGTTGCCGATCTCTTCAAACGTATAATGATAGTTTTCTGCAATCTCTCTAAAAAGAAGACGCCACGACAGTGTCGTGTGTTGCTTCTTCTTTCCATCGTCGTCGTACTCGTCGATGTACACACCTGCACGTCGCAACAAGAACTGGTCAAAGGTTTCATTTTTTCGTGGCCTGTAATCAGGCCAGTCTAGTTTCCCAGTTCATCTATCCCACTGACAGCTGCCTGCGTCTCTTGCAAGTCGGCCAACTGCTTCTCCCCGATCTCGGTGATCAGAAGTTCGCAGTCGTCCATTGTAAAATCTTTACGACCCTTTCGGATACTAAGCCACATCGACATCGTGATACCCTCACGTGTTTCTAGCCACTCTTGTATCTCGTCTGGTGTTGCCTTGTTTGCCTTCGTCGCATCTTTGTATGCGCGCTCCAGCAGTTCCTTGTAGTCGTCATCAGGCAGTTGCCCCTTCAACTCGACCACAGCCTTTAATGGATTTGGCTTTCGTTCTAGGTATGCATTTTCTAGCATCCCAAAATCTTGCATCGTCAACGGGTGGATCTCGTACGTCTCACCACCCAACTCCATTAGCTGCGGTGCAGCTGTTGCTCTATTTAGACCGCCACTCATGTGCGACTCCTTTGTGTTAAACGCGCCCTAGCCGTGTAAACGACTGGTGCCCCCTGTCAGCTGACTAGATACCGGTAACTGCTCCGTTACCTGACCAGTCTACAGTGTATCCCACAACGTCTCCGTCATCCATGTCAACTTCAACATTGACAGCGTCGACGATTACGTTTAATGAAATTGTCGTCGTGCCGTCGTATGTCAGAGACAATGCAGCAGTCGAGCCTGCCGACACTCCACAAGTCCCTTTCGCACTGAACGATCCAGTGCAGTCTTTAACGCCAGCAACTCGTTGCTTGACACCCGACGTGCTACTCGATGCGTAGCTCGGGTTGTTTGATGTCGATGAAATAGACCATCCAGTGGCGTCGTCGATCGACGAACCTAAACTTACCGTTCCATCTTTTCCTGATAATGCAGCCATTGGTATGACCTCCCATTTAAAAAAGTTACCACTTTAATTTTAAGTACTTCTGCCTAGTAAGTGAAGATCGTAGGTACAGGTATCGCCTGACGCTGCAAAATTCAACTGATGGCTAGATGTATCTGTTACGGCAAACGCTGGATCACTCGGTGCATAAAACTGAGCGAACCCGCCAGCCTTAATTCCGACCGATCCACTTGCACCTATCAACGCTGTCCACCCGCCTGATGACGACGGTGACATCGTTAAGAGGCCCGGCCCTGCGTTATAAACAAGGACGTGAACGATCTCTGCAACAGCCCAGTCCTGACCCAACGCATCCTTGCCTGCTCCCGCTCCAATATCGAGGGTTCCAAGATCGTATACGTCTACATCTTCGTTAGCGCCGGATAGTATTGCGGTGCTATATCGTGACCACGCTCGGTCTGCTTGACCTTGCGCAGTTCCGTCTGTCACGGTTGCCGACAGTGATGTGCCTAGCGTAACAGTTGGTGTCTTTGTCCCATCGCTCAGGACGTTGTTTACAGTCGAGGACGAGGACGCCTTGACTGTGCTGGATACACTTCTGGTTCCCATTTCAGTCTCTCCTTAATAAGTTAACTTTGTTGTTTTTCATACGCCCAGAATCTTGCATTGAATTCGATGTACCACCGGTACACTGTCTCGCTTTCCTTCTGACAGTAGTCGCTCGCATAGATAAATGACAGCATTCCAAAATCGTCGTCATCCATACGCAAAGACGAGTCATTGAATTCTTTGATTATTTTGTCGCACAGGTTTGCCGCTGTGCCTTTTGTTCTTGCGTGTACATTGAACACCACCGGCGCCTCTTGTATGCGACGCCTATACCCAGCCATGCCGTCAGGGTTTGTTGTTCTCTGCATTACGATGCCACCCGTGTCGATTTCCAAAACGACATACGGCAACGACTGACCCTTTGGTGCTTCGTCTGACCACATGCCACCACTAAATGACTGATCCAGATCTGTCGCATCCCAGCGTCGGTAAACTGCTTTTGTTAGTTGTGCAACACTCAACCGCCTACCCTCGCTACTCTTTGGATAAATGCCATTTCTTCATACAGGTTTGCCCGCAGTAATTTACGGTTTAACTTCTCTTCTAGTATCACCCCGTACTTTGCTTGGTGCCCAACACGAACAGATGGCGACACTGGGTTCTTGATCACGTCATAGAACACGCCGGTCATCAGGTTGGTACTGTCTGCTCGTGGGTATTCCCCAGCCTTACTTCGGTTAGATGCGAACGTGTACGAACTCCCAGCGGCACCTCGTGACGTAGAACGAAACCGTGTTCGCTTGCCCTTCGTCACTGGCTTGCCGAGTTTCTTCATTAGTGATTTTTGAAGATGCATTCCGATCAGCTCTAGACGTTTCAACATCTTAGTCTGCACAACGATCTGCAGGCTGGCCATTGGCTTGCCGCCCACCCATTTTATAACCACGTTCTTCATGTCTACTGATCATCCTGTGGTAGGTTGCTGACTTCTTCGCAGTCGACTCTATACAACACAGCCGCGCCTGCACTAACATCTCTAACGCCTCGCACCTGCAGCAAGTGGTCAACCGAATTACCGTCTGTCCACTTGATCCTGTTCTTTGTGTCGGTGACATAGTTCGATTTCATGTAGACCTTGTGCGTGACCTGTATGGCCTGCTGCTGGTACTCCGTTATCTCTCTGGTGTTCATACTCTGAACCCACGCCGCCACGCTTGTGTGCGTGTCTGTGTACGCCACAGTGGAACCACCGAATGCATCCCGTGTGTATGCTGTGGTCTGTACTGTAATCGTGTGTGGTAGCGTGTCGAACAAACTCATGCTGTTGTTCCTACGATGACGATCTGATACGTGATAGAATTCGAGCTGTCCGTGTTTGTGATCTTCAAAATGTCAGCAGTGTCAGCGGTGACTGAATAACCTGCAAGGCTTGGATTCCAACTGACGACCAGCCCATTCGGGCCGACTTTGATCTTGTCGCCTGTCGCACCTAGCCATGCATTGAAATCGTTACTGCCTCCGCCAGCTTCCAGTATGCAGCCAGCGGTCGTTGTCTGGTTATTCAAGACGATGCCTTTGATCTTTGAAAACGTGACCGTGTTACCAAACGCATCTGTCAGTGTACCCGCCATGTCTAGATCTTCCGACGACGATGCTGACAACGTCCTGACGTCATGCCACACGATGTCGTTCTGATCCAGTCCTGTGCCATTTAGTAATTTATCCGAGATTGCCAGACTGTTAAAATCACGCACGACCGGCCCGTCAGTGTCGGCTGTGTTTTTGTATCGCCATGTGATTCTAAAATCTATATTTGTCTCTAGGTTCGTTGCCATCGTTCTACCTTTTACAATGCGGTGTTCGTTGACGCCGTGCCCATGTTGACGTACGGCTGTAGTAGTTCTGCAATCTCTCCGACGATATTCATAGACATGCCGTTAAGCTGCCGTGCCGTGTTGACGTCTGCCATGTACATATAATCGCCCAGCCTCTCCGACTGTTTAATCCCCGCAGTCATTCCAGCCAGATCGCTCTTTGCTGTCGCTTTAATTGTCTGGTATGTCTTCTGCATCAACATCTTTGCAGCCAGTGCGATGTCACTGGCGTCGACATTAGTCGAACCTGTCCCAGTCAGTTCTGCAGATGTGTATCCAGCTGTGTATGTGACCTTCAAGCTACCGTGTTCGTTCGGCCACCCTGTGCCGATCCTGATCAGGATACCGCTGGCGCCATAGATAGATCCATCGCCGTCACTCGTAACTGTGTCAATATAGTATTGCGTGCCAGCAGTCAATTCTGTCGACGCGCCAAACGACCCAGACTTCTGCCCGCCTCTTGCGCCTCGCTCTTCGTACACTGTGACAGTGCCACGGATAGGTAGGCATCGCAGCTGAAGCAGGTCGTTCGCCCGTGATCCCCCTGACCGTGTCATATATGCACGAGACCCGTCTGTCTCCCAGACACCACGCCCGCCACGTGTCGGCGGCAGATGTGCTTGTATTGGATAGAATTCTGTCCGGCTGGCCTGCTGTGGATCATACCGAAGGTAGCGTGCGATCGCACGGTCGATTGGCTTAGACAAGGCCGCCACGACTGCGTCGCCACTGGTAACATTTAGGAATGTTTCGTAATCGCTATCGCTAACTAATGCCATCCGACTGTTCTCCCAGTTCGCTGCGTATTATTTTCAGTTCTTGGTCAACAGACACGTCTAGCTTGCTTGCTATTTTTTCCAGAACGTCACACGCAACAACCGCCGCACGGCGGAATTGCTTAGTCTGTTTCCGTATCTGGTGATGTGCCTCGCCCGCTTCTGCAATCGTCTCTGCCATTGTAACGCTAACCTCTACCGCCTTCGCCTGAAGTTTCAAGGACTCGTCCATCAGATCTTCGGTGCGATCCACGAACGCCACATGCCGGTCGGCAACCTTCGTCAGCATTCCATTCTCCCCGAGCAGTCGGCGACCCAGCCATGCCACGCACAGACCTATAAATAAAATGATGACCCCAGTGATGCCGATTTGCTCGACTGCCTTTACCCAATCCATTCTGTTGTCTCTTATCACTTAGTCGCATACGTCTGTCCCTTGCGTTCGCAAACAGGACAGCGTCGCTTACGTTTCTTGTTGTTAGTTTGTTGTCTGCACGATCGGCATCGCCCTTTCGGTATCGACGATGACGACATGGCGGCGGTTCTCATATTGCTTACCATTTTTCTACCTCGTCAAAAAAAGCCACGCAGAGGTCACCCCCTGCGCGGCCAACACTGGCTGGTGGGGGCACACCAGCGCGTTTTCGTTATACTACTTTTGCCCTAACTGGAACGCTGTCGCAAGCCCTGATGATCCTCTTAAATCTGGATCAGCTTCTTGCCGTGGTGCGCTCGGGTCGGTGTCAAAATAGTTTATGTATCTGTTGCCCTTCATGTGGGCAACCTCTTCAACGCTCGGGACATTTCCAGCAGTCACTCGTGCAGTGCCAGCGGTTACCCATCTAGCGATCTCGTACAACACACTTTTGATTTCGTCGTCACTTAAGTCGGTGTTGTAGATCGTTGGAATAGGTTTAACTGACGTGCTGAAAACGTCTTCGTGTATTTGATTGACTCGCTCTAGCAGTGCCTCGTCTTGCCCTAATGGGTCGGATATTTCTAGCGACCTATTTGTGCAATCTAAGGTTACATACTGCCCGTCGATGTCAGGCATCGCAGTCAGCCCTTTGCTGCTTGTTTTGCCGATCTCATTCGTCACACTCCAGCGGCCTCGCAGTCGTTCCGATCTGTGCTTGAAAAGAACGTAGCCATTAGGCGCCATGATTTCCACGCTGATCGGTGTCGACGGAAATCCGCCTGCCGTTGTTTTGGTTTTTGGTGTCGTTGTTTCTTTTGTGTCTTTTGCCATTGTGTGTTTCCCCAGTTTCCAGTGTTAGTTAAAAAAAAGACTGGCCTGCCTGTAAGGACAGACAGGCCAGCTTCTATTCAGTCAATCGGTTTAGGATTGTGCGTCTGCGATCTTCGCAGCAGCTCCACCCTGTTCCAATTTTCCGCCGTAACGCATACGGACGACAACAAGTGACTGGTTCTTACGTGCCAGTTCTTTGCCGCCTGTTTCGACTCGGATGTTCAACCCGAGACGACGGTACATTCTGTAGTGCTTTAAGTTAGCAAACAGAATGTTGGCGTTACCCAGTCCAGAGTTGACCTTGTAGTCATATCCCAGAACATTGTAATCGGCGTGGGTATTTTGTTCCATGCCGAGAACACGACGGGCGTCTGAACTTCCGACAGAGATCGCACGGGCGCGTCGGTAACTTGTGTCAGTACCAACGAACACGCAGCGAGCGCGGTCTGCCGCAGGACGGTATTCTTTGCCGACACTGAAGATAAGTCCTTCATAGTCGTCTACCGTCGGCGGGCCACTCGATCCATTGCTTGACGAAACGGTTGTCGTACCAGATGCGGTAACAATACCTTCTGGTTCGGTTGTTCCGTCGCCGCCTGCGATCTGAGTGTCTAGCCATTCCATAGCTTTTTCACCATAGGCTTGTGCTACGATCTGTCCGAGATTCACTGGTGAATCTTCTTCTAGATCCATGCCGATTTCCATAGCTCCAACTGCGTTGAAGATAGTGGTATCGAATGCACTCACAAATGAGGAAGTGTCGAACAGGTCGATGGCTGTGCCTTCGGCTGTTCCACTGGTGAAGGTTGGGTTTCCAATAGATGCACCTTCAACACGTCGCCCTCGGCTGATGTTTATGGTGTTAACTAGTGGGAACAACTCACCGTGCAGCACTGGGGTTAGGATGATGGCGTCGTCGAATACGATCGGCGCAACTTCCAGACCACCGGATGTGCTGTCATCAATCAATGCTTTGATTTCGTGGTCACGTAGTTTACGCTCGTCCACTTTGATCGCACCAGAGTCTTCCGACCCTGAACCATTAATAATACCAGTCCATGCCATGTTGTGCATTGCGTACTTGACTAGATCATGATCGTGATCGGTCAAACGTAAAGCACGTGGGACGTTATGCCCATTGGCGGATGAATTGACGGCGTACTTAAACCACGCACCGGCGATTGCTTTGTCTAACTGGCTACTGTGATCCAGATGACGGCCACCGAATGTAGCAGCTTTGCCTCGCAGGAATGCGTTCTTGTGACGTTCGCCGTAGTATGCGGCGCTCTTGGTGTCGCTGTAGCTTTCCCAAGCACCTTTCACTCGCACGTCGTTGTGGCTGAACTCTTTGATGACGCCAGTGTCGTCAGCCTTGACAGCTTTTGGCTGTGCGGCTTTTTCGTCTGCGTCATTGTCGTCGCCTTCATCGTCGCCAGTAACTTGCTTCTGCAAATCTTGGATCTGCTCGGCCTGTTTATTGACAACTTCAACAACTGGCGCCAAAGCACTTTTGATGCTATCAGCCAGTTCTTCCATTGGGTTGACGTCGTTGTCTTGTGACAACTCGGCCAGCTTCTCAGCACCTAACGCACCACCAATTACTGCATCAGTTGCTGCAGCTTTCAGCGCGTCGTCGGATGCGTCGCTGCTGGCGTGGCCATTATCAACCAGCCAACCTTTCAGCTTTTTCGTAACCTTCATCTGTTACTACTCCTAAAAAAAAGAATTTGATGGCCACGCCATTGTGCCATCGTAAAACACTCTCGTACTATTCACTAAACTGAGACATCAACTTGTCAGTCCATTGGACTCTGACCTGTTGGTCTCTGTGCCTTTTCTCATTGTCAAAAATGACCATCATCGAATCAATTAAATCACGATCTAAAGAATCAATGTTTTCAATAATGCAGTGCGCTGCCTTTGACGTATCAATGGCTGCATCGTCTGCATCAACAGATCTCTCGTACCCTGCTTCATCTTTGATTTCGTACAGTTTATTGTATGCCTTTTCTAGCATGGCCTCAGATTTGTATGGCAGTTTTTCGTCTGCCATTGCTTCCTGTATCAGCTCCATAGCTGCCAGCAACCTTTCCATGTTCTTACCGCTGACAACACGGCCACCTTTTTCGGTGACATCTGAGTGTCCACGATCCTCTGCGTCGTTCAACTGCTTAACGACATTCTGTGAACGTGTCCAGCCAGCATCGCCACCCCATAGTGCCCACGCTATTCGCCCTGCACTTGGGTAGCCATCTTCGCCATGATCGAATCCTTCGGCCTCTCGATCTTTTTGGTGGCGATCGAAGTACGCCTTGACCCGCCTCCATGTGTCAGCTGACAGTTTTCCATCGCTGACGATCTGGTTAGCTCTGGTGACCCCGACCTGCGTGCCACCTCGTTCGTACTCTTCTCGCCAGTCTAAGCCACGCTGCGCTTCTTCGGCCATTCCCTGCGTCACCGACAGGTCGACGCCTTCCGCCTTCTCTTCGTCGTCGTCAGCACCCTCTGCGTCTGCGTCAGGCTGCTCTTCAACGTCTTCGTCTTCCTGCGGCTCTTCCTCTTCGACTTGTTCTAGAACGGTTACCTGTGAGGCAAGCACGCCTGTCTGAAACTCTGACGGCGTCAGCACATCTTCTTCGGCAGCCGAATACAATAGAACCAGCAGGGCTGGATCTTCTTCTGTTCCTTCGATGGCGATGTCGAACTCTTCAACCTCTAGCACCTCTGGCACAATGTCGAGTACCTCGCCCATAAGATCCTGCCCAGCTTCCGACCACTCGACCATATCGCCGACTGCAACTTCATCCGGTGCTGCCTTGTCTTCGATGGCTTCATCCTGTTCGACCACGTCTTCGTTCTTACATCCGCAGCCACTCTTGTCGTCTTCCTTGTCGTGGTACTCTGTCTTGCCGAATGTGATCACAATCTCTTCGTCTGTTTCTTCGATCTTCCTGACGTGCTTCTCATTACTGACATCGAAGACGCCGTCACTGATCTCAAACGTGAAATTGTTTCTGGTTGGTCGTTCGTTGTAGTAATGTCTTGCCCAACCTTTGACTAGTGGGTCGGCCAGCTTGCCACGACTGAATACATCAATGACTGCTTCGACGTTTGACGGAACCGACACGACAGACTCTTCCATGATCTCGAACGTCTTGATGTCGAACCCTTGCCCGTCCTTCAATTCTTCCCACTCTTTGGGTATGAACCCGTGGCTGATTCGCAACCCACCGAACTCGATCAGGTTGGCCACGTCGTTGCCCAGCTCACTGTCGATCACTGCGGTGGTTACTCGCAACACGTCCTTCGTGTGTTCGACTACTTCCAGCATTCTGCCGCAGGGGGCGTTGTGCATGTGCTGCCACAGTAGCGGCATCTTCATGTCGATCTGTGCGCCACCTGTACGCAAGATGTCGCCATCCCGATCTTGGTACGGTGTGGTGACGATATTCTGAAATACCATAATTGTCTTAGGTGGTATCTCGCTGCCTTCCTTCTTCACCATGTGGCGGAAATCTGAACTGTTAGTGGTGACCGTCTTCTGATCGACTACCATCTGTTCGTTGCTGTAGACTGGTTTGCGTGATGCCTCTTTGACTACCTGCTCCCAGTTGAATGCATCCGCTAACTTTGCGCCTGCTCCGTATGTCGAGCACACGCTGTCGCCTGCGCATGCAGAGACCTGCTTCAGATAATTGTCGGCTGTTGTTATGCCGTACCCGAACTTGGCCTGTGACTTTCTTCCGTTGACGTTATTTAG